CATACCCATGGCGCAGCGGCTGCGGAGAGGTCTGCCATCAACAGCGCAATGGCTGCCAAAGTTCGAGAAATAGGCCGAACTCCATACCACATCGCCATGTCCAGGGCTGACCAGGACCGTGGCGACCAAGGCCTAAGGCATTTCTATTGGGATAAGGATCTCAAGACTGAATTCCGTAGTGACACGATCAAGGATGACCACGTCCTGATCTGCACTGATGTTGACTACTATCTCGACATGGAACAGTACCTGTCGGAAGGAAAACCTGTACTTTTGTACACCGTTGTCCCCCGTCAGGCTGCCCACCGGACTTCAGACCAAAGTTACTACATCAAGGATGATGAGATCTGCTACGAAGTAGCCGGAGGAGGTCGCTACCAGCACCCCCTCTGGAACTACGACGCGGACACCATCCGTGTGGACTGCCGCGCCAACTTCCTTGGCCGCTGGTTCCCCTTCCTTGGTAGGCTCTTTGGAAGCTCCATCATTTACGATGTTGAGCAGAAGGTGGTAGAGTGCAACGGCACAGACCACCGTGTCATTTCACTGATACCCACCTTCAAGATGCCCTCGATTCTCGCTCTATTTGCACCTTCTTCGAAACCGCTTGGAAGGCGCAAATACACCAAGAACGGAGTTAACATCGTCTACGAACCAATAACTGGCCAGGTTAGTTTGGCATTGAACGCGAGCAGAGACGCGGTGACATTACCTGCCCGAATCCTGCACGCGGTCGTTGCCCGCCTAGCCAGTAAGACCACAGCATACACGGTGGGAGACATCGAAGTTTTCATCCAGGACACTTTTCCACACACGTCCAAGGTTGAGGCCTCGCTATTGTACGAGATCCTCCAGAAGATCGGATTGGCTCTCGACTATGTCCCAAACATCGTGGCCAGTGGAGCGGTAGTAACTAACTACCGCCCTTTGGCGACCCGGCCTTTAGAGCAGGAGAAGAACATTGGAACCTCTGTGACCACTCCGTTGGTTGCAGAACCCGCCCTTTTCGCCGCGCGTTGCCATGATGCTGATGTCGTCGCTGTCAACGGTAGAGTAACAAAAACCATCAACACTGTAGTCCCGCCCCCAATCTATCGGGCATGGGCTGCCGAGTTTGTTGAGCTGCTGGTGCCGATACACGGCGTTGGTACACCCCTCGATCTCGATGAGGTTATCAATCGCCAAACTAGGCCCACGCAGAAGGCCAGGATCGATAATATGATGCACGCGCTCGGCTTAGGTGTTAGGAACAAGTTGAAAACCTTCATCAAAGCTGAACCGTACGCGTCTGTGACCGACCCGCGCATTATAACAACTTGCTCAACCGATTTGACTATAGGTATGTCCCGTTTCACCTACGCCTTCAAAGACACCATCCTGAAGAGGCAGTCGTGGTATGGGCCCGGAAAAACACCCACAGGTATCGCCAAAAGACTCGCGAAGCTGTGTGCGGGCCCCACTATAGAAACGGACTACTCCCGGTTCGATGGCACGATCTCCGAGTGGCTTCAGACCGTCGCTAAGTCCGCCTATATGCGCTGGCTCACACCCAGCGAGGCGGCTGTGATGGAGAAGCACTACACGGAAGTGTTCCGTCCCGGAGCCGTAAGTTGGAACGGCTACCGGTATGCAGCTGGAGTTGGAACTCGGTCTGGATCACCTATAACGACCGATGCCAACACGATGATCAACGCCTTTATCAACTACTGTGCCTACAGGAAAATTGGCCGCAGTGAAGCTGACGCTTTCAAGTCACTGGGCATCTACGCGGGTGATGATGGAGTCTCGCGAGATGAACCTGGTTTCTCCAGCGCGTTTAAGGAGGTGGTATCGGAGGTCGGGTTGACTGTTAAGCTTGAGGAGATTCCCGCAAACTCGCGGGTAACTTTCCTCTCGCGTGTCTTCCCCGCCCCCACAACATCGCTATCCTCCCATCAATGCGTGAAGCGCACCCTGCCAAAATTGCACCTGACCGCGAGCACCAACGTGACGCGCGAGCAGGCTGCATTTAACAGGGCCATTGGATACCTGGCCACGGACAGACTGACTCCACTCTTGAGCAACTGGTGCAATAGAGTGCTGGAGTTGGTTGACATTAGCCAGGCCAAGGGGCTCACTCACGAGGACGAGTTTAAGATCAGCGCGTCCTGGCCTCAAGACCCATCTGACCAGGAGCTTCTCCTGGACAGTGTCGCCAGGGATCTGAACATGACAGCCGGAGAAGTCTTGCAGCGGGCCGAGCTCATCGACAACGCACCCAACTTGGATGCAATGCCGGTGGTTTGGAACAACAACCGTGAGGTCAAGATAACCGCGATTGTAGATGGACAGGTTGTCTATCCCAGCGGCCAATCCGATAACAACAATGGCACCAACCAGACAGGCAACGGAATTGGACTACCAGGCCCTCAGTCGAGCCCTAACCGGGACGGAGGGGGGTCGGGCTCTCGTAAGTACTCCCCAGGAGGAAAGGCAACAACGAAGAGCGGCGGTCCGGTTCCTCAGAGCCCTCCTCGCCCAAAACCTCCCACCAAGGGGGTCAGGGGCGGCCGGGGAAAATACCCCCAAGGAGCGCCCTATAGGAATGGGCAAAAATAATTCCTAGTTTGATCATCGGTGACTGGATATAATCCCAC